GTTCTTACAACAAGTAGCATAAATTCAATTGTTTCTGGATCATCAGAAAGTAATGCAGAGACAAACTTTTCTGCTAGTGGCACTCTTGATAATGTCGAAAACTTCACATTAAGAATAAGAAATGCTGATGTTGAAAGAATTCCACAAGAAGAGACAAGACAAGTAACAGAAACTACGTCTGATATTATATCTCAGACAGTAACAAATGTAACAAACGTAACAAACGTAACAAACGTAACAAACGTAACAACTACAACAAGAGGAAGAAACAGAAGAAATAGAAGAGCAAGGTGGGTTGATCCGTTAGCACAATCTTTTGAAGTTATTGATAGAAATGGTGTATTTTTAACAAAATGCGACATATTCTTCAGAACAAAAGATCCAAATGGAATTCCTGTAACATTTCAAGTTAGAACTTTAGAGAATGGATATCCAACTCAGTGGATTCTTCCATTTAGTGAAGTTATTCTCGATCCTAAAGATGTTTCTGTATCTGAGGACTCAACTGTTGCCACTACATTTACCTTCCCATCCCCAGTTTATCTGGAAACAGGTCAAGCATATTCAATAGTTCTAATCTCAGATTCTAATGAATATAATGTCTGGATCTCCAGAATGACAGAAGTTGATGTTGCAAGTTTGTCTAAGCAAGAGTCAGAGAGAACAATTGTTTCCCAGCAACCACTTCTTGGATCTCTATTTAAGTCTCAAAATGGTGCTACATGGGAACCATCACAGTTAGAGGACTTGAAGTTTAAACTTTATAGAGCAAACTTCACAAGTTCTACTGGTTCTGTAAGATTCTACAACCCAGAATTGAATATTGGCAACAGACAAGTTTCTTCATTAAGAATTAATCCCATTAGTTCTTACTCAAATAAGATTTTAGTTGGAATAGGAAAGAGTTTAACCTCTACTGAGGTCTCCAACTTAACTCCAGGAACTACAATATATCAGAACAATTACAATAATTTCTCGGGAAAACTTGAAAGTGTTGTTGGTGCAATTGGAATTGGTAGTACATTAAGTGTCACTAATGCAGGATCCGGATACACTGCAACTCAGATATTCTCAAATGTTCCATTAACAACTCTCAGTGGAAGAGGATTTGGAGCAAAAATTGACCTTTGTGTTTCTAGTGGTGTTGCTATTGCAGCAACTGTTTCGATTGGTGGAACTGGTTATGCTATAGGAGATACTCTTACTGTAGGTTCCGAATATACAAATAATTTTGGTAAGAATTTAATTTTATCGATACCAAACAATCCTGGAATTATTTCATCATTTAATAGCTTAATCATTAACAATGCCCAAGATCAAGTTAATACATCTGGTATATCGAATGAAATTATCTATGTTGGGACTTCAGGAACAACTTTGATTTCTGGAGCAACGGTTAAGTATTCAGAAACATTAAGTGATGGTCTCCATTTTAAAGTTTCCCATAATAATCATGGAATGTATTCTACATCTGATGTCGTTGAACTGTTCCAAATTGACTCGGATGTCCCACCAGAAAAACTATTAGCAGATTATTCAATTAGTGCCACATCTGATATTCAAGTTTCTTCTATTGGAATATTTACATCTTTTGAAAATCTTCAAGTTAACTCAAATAATCCTGGATTTGTAAAAATAGGAAATGAAGTTATTAAGTATACTGGTTACAATGCAACTTCAAATACATTAACAGGAATTGTGAGATCAACCATTTACAATAACACTAATGTGAATTCATTTGGTAATCACTTATCGGGTTCTCCAGTATTTAAATATGAATTTAATGGTGTTTCATTGAGAAGAATCAATAAAGTTCATAATTTATCAGATACTGATTTTACAACTTATCCAACAGAAATTGATTCATATCATATTAAAGTTGACATGAGCAGCACTGGTGGGAATGTTGATAGAACTGCTGGTAATGGAAATAATTACCCAATACTTTATTTTAACTCAAATGTTTCTGGTGGAAGTTACAATATAGAAAGTCCTTCAACCAATTCTATTTTAGGACCAAAAGCAACTCAGAATATACCATTTAATATTATTCGTCCCAATGTCCAGACACTATTACCAGAGTCTACAAATGTAGAAACTACAATTAGAACATTTACAGGCACAAGTGTTGATGGTTCTGAGGAGTCTTATATTGATAAAGGATTTGAAAAAATTGCATTAAACTCTAATAATGTTTTATCTTCAACTAGAATTATTGGATCAAGAGTAAATGAAGTAAATCAATTATCACTGTATCCTGGAAATAAATCATTTACTATGGAGTTATCCTTATCTACAAGAGATTCTAGTGTTTCCCCGATGATTGACTTAGATAGAGTTAATATTATAACATCATTTAATAGAATTAATAATCCGATTGTTGATTTTTCCGAAGACCCAAGAGTTAATAGTATTTTTGATGACCCAAATGCTGCAATTTATATTTCTAAGGTTGTAGTTTTAGAGAAGACTGCTGATTCACTAAAAGTTTTATTTGATGCATATAGAGATCAAACAAATGAGATAATTGCAATGTATAGAATCCTTAGAAATGACACTCCAAGTGATCAGCAACTTTGGGAACTATTCCCTGGTTATGAAAACCTAGATTCAAATGGAAATGTAATTGATCCAAAAAATAATAGTGGAAAACCAGATAGATATGTCGGTCCTTCCCCTTCCCAGAATCAAATAAATTCATATGAATATAGTGCTAAGAATCTTCCATTATTTAATGGTTATCAAATAAAACTTATTATGACTGGAACTGACAATTCGTATGTTCCACAAATTAGAGACTTTAGAGCAATTGCATCCATATGATACCAGTAGAAGGACACAAAGGATTGTTTAGAGATGAAAATTCAAATGCTATTTTGAATTGTAATGATTATGAATATAATCATTATTTAAAAGAAAAAGAAAACAGACTAAATGAAAAACAAGAAATAAATTCTTTAAAAGAAGAAGTTAAAGAATTGAAGTCAATTTTATTGAAATTTATTAATGATAATACTCAAACATAAATATAAAAAGGAATCCGTATATTATCAATAATGTCTGTATTTGTAGCAAACATTACTATTCCTATCGGGGCAGATTTTGAACAATCATTTTTCTTGGAAAATGCTACATCAAATTCTCCATTGAATTTGACAGGATATACTGGGTCATCTGCCATGAAAAAACATCCTGCCTCAATGACCACTGCAGCAAATTTTGAAGTTTCATTCCCAAATTTAACAAATGGGCAGATAAAAATTTCTTTAGCATCTTCTTTGACTTCTGCGTTAAAACCTGGAAGATATTGTTATGATATTTTGTTAAATGATGGTTCGAAAAAAACAAGGGCAGTTGAAGGAAGTGCTCTTGTAACTGGTGGTATCACAACGGGTTAAACCAATGTCAGACATAAAAGTAAAGGTAAATCCAGTTTCAAATATAAGAGTTAGATTAGGCTCAGATAATGCAATAAAAGTAATTAGTGGTGGCGGAGGAGGAGGTTCTTTTGCAGAATTGAGTGATGTGGACCTAACTAATTTGAAAGATGGTCAATTGATAGCATATAATTCAGTAACAAATAAATTTGAGCCCGTATATTTAGATGGCGGAACATACTAATAAATAGCAAAAGATAGGTATCATTAATGGCACAACCAGCAAGTCGTCAAGAATTATTGGATTATTGCCTCAGGCAACTTGGTTATCCTGTTCTGGAGATTAATGTCGATGATGACCAACTTAATGATAGACTTGATGATGCTTTGCAATATTTTCATGAAAGACATTTTGATGGAATCGAAAGAGTTTTTTTAAAGCATAAATTAAATCCAGCAGAGAAAAATATTTTAACTTCAGGAATAACTACCACAACATCAACTTCTCCTGTTGGAATAAGCACTGCGTCATTTACAGAATCTCAGAATTTTATTCCACTTCCAGATACAATTATTGGAGTAAATAACGTATTTAAAATAGACTCTAGTACTATATCTAGTGGTTTATTTAATATCAAATACCAAATATTTCTGAATGATCTGTATTATTATGGTGCTCTTGATTTATTGAATTATGCCATGGTTAAGACATATCTGGAAGATATAAGCAGAATCATAACTCCAGATATTCAATTAAGATTTAATAAAAAACAACATAGATTGTATCTAGATATAGATTGGCAAATGGTTGGATCAGAGCAATATATTATACTTGATTGTTATCGAATAGTGGATCCATCAGATTTTCCAAAGATATATAATGATTTTTGGTTGAAAAAATATTTAACCTCATTAATAAAAAGACAATGGGGACAAAATTTAATTAAGTTTAATGGAGTGCAACTGCCAGGTGGAATAACATTAAATGGAAGACAAATTTATGATGATGCAGTTAAAGAATTAGAAGAAATAGAATATAAACTCAAGACGGAATACGAACTTCCTCCACTGGACTTGATAGGATAATATATCATGGCACCACTAAATCCTTATTTTTTAAATGGTTCTTCGTCGGAACAAAGATTAATTCAGGATCTTATCAATGAGCAATTGAGAATGTATGGACAAGATATTGTATACATTCCAAGAAAATTTATAGGTGAAAAAACAATCATAAAAGAAAATATTGTTTCTAAATTTGATGATAGTTTTAGATTGGAAGCATATATTACAAATTTTGAAGGATTTGGTGGTTCTGGAGATATCCTGTCAAAATTTGGAGTAAGAACAACTGATGAAATTGTTTTAGTCATCTCAAAAGAAAGATACGAGGATTTTATTTCCCCATTTTTGGTCGGAGACTCTGAAATAAAAATAGCATTAAGACCACAAGAGGGAGATTTAATTTATTTTCCTTTAGATAATACTTTATTTGAAATAAAGTACGTTGAAGGGAAAAGACCATTTTATCAATTGAACAATCTTTATGTTTATGAGTTAAGATGTGAAGTCTTTGAATATGAAGATGAGATTATTGATACTTCTATTGAAGAAGTAGATAAATCTGTTCAAGATTTTGGTAATATGATAACTATAAAAATGGTTGATGCCCAAAGTGCAGTTACTGCAGATGCATCAATTGATCTTGCTACTTCATTAAATGGGGCAGTTTCTCCATATTCTGTTCAATTTATTAGATTGATAAATGATGGATCTGGATATCAGTCCACTCCAAGTGTAACTATATCTTCTCCAGTTGGTGGAGGAGTAACTGCAACAGCAGTTGCAATTATGACTAGTAGACCAAGTAGAAGCAGTTTATCTGTTGAAAGAATACTAATTACAAATCCTGGAATAGGATACACAGTGCCCCCAACAGTAACAATAAGGTCCTCAAGTGGAAGTGGAGCAATTGCTACAGCAGGCATTGCTTCTGGAGTTTTGGGGCCAATTATAATCAATCAAAACGGAGTTGGTTACTCTACCGTTCCAACTGTCTCAATAAGCACTTCTCCAAACGGAATAGGAGCATCTGTATTTGCTACCTTAAATTCATCAGGAGCAGTAAGTCAAATAAGATATATTAATGCTGGTTCTGGTTATACAAGTGCACCAACTATTACGATATCTCCACCGACCGGTGTTTCTACTGGAAATTACAGATTCAATGAGATGGTGAGGGGAGTTTCTACTGGAACAAGTGCTTATGTCAAAGATTGGGATTTTGATACTAAAATTCTTAAAGTTTCCATTGTAAACGGAAACTTTGCTCTAGGAGAGACAATAGTTGGAATGGGAACAACTTCTGGTGGATCAAATTCTGCATATAAAGTTCTATCTATCCAAACTTATGATCTTTATGATACTTACTCAGAGAATAAAGATTTAGAAGATGAAGCAATTCAAATATTAGACTTCTCTGAAAAGAATCCATTTGGCAATTTCTAAATAGTTAACAGAATCAAAAAAAAGACATGTTGGGAACTTATTTTTATCACGAAATAATTAGAAAGACAATCGTGTCTTTTGGGACATTGTTTAATAATATTCATATTAGACATAAAGACGAGAACTCAAATGAAGTTAGTGATATAAAGGTTCCCATTTCTTATGGTCCAATTCAGAAATTTTTAGCAAGAATAGAACAAAAACCGGATTTAAGGAAAAGAGTTGCATTAACTCTTCCTAGAATGTCATTTGAGATTACTAGTATACAATATGACAGTAGTAGAAAAGTTTCTACTATGCAAACATTTAAGGGGACAACAAATACAAGTCCACCAAGACCAGTTAATATGTTTATGCCATCACCTTATAATATCGGCATACAACTGAACATTATTACAAAATTTAATGAAGATATGCTTCAAATTATAGAACAAATTTTACCATATTTTCAACCGCATTTTAATTTAACAATTGATTTAGTTTCCCAGATAGGTGAAAAAAGAGATGTTCCAATAACATTAGAAAATATTCAAATGAATGATAATTATGAGGGTGATTTTCAGACTAGAAGAAATTTAATTTATACTCTAAATTTTGTAGCAAAAACTTATCTGTATGGACCGGTATCTGATGGTTCAAATTCTCTAATCAGAAAAGTTCAGGTGGATTATTATACTAGTACAGATAGATCCAATGCAACAAGGCAATTAAGATATGTTGCAACTCCAAGAGCAATAAAAGACTATAATAACGACCAGTCTGCTTTCTTAGCAGAAGATATTAATGAAACAGTGACTTCTTTTGATGTTTCAGATTCATCTTTACTGTCTGAAGATACATATATACAAATCAACCAAGAAGAAATGTTTATTAAGGATATCACTGGTAATACATTGACTGTTATTAGAGCACAAGATTCAAGTTCTCCATCTGCTCATCTTTCCGGTGATCCATTAAATGAAATAACAGTTGAAGATAACCAATTAATTCCATTTGATGATGATTTTGGATTTGATGAAGAACGTTTTAGTTTTGGTGATGGGTTAACTTATAGTACAACACAAGGAGTTGACGTAGATTTATGAAAAAAGATTTTGATAGTATCAATGCTGCTTTGGACGTGCAAGGAGAAGAGGTATCTAAAG